ATTCTTGAGCAGAGATACCTCCGGGAAGGTAAATAAAGATAGTGCTTTTCGCAGTACCTTCAATGCTCTCATAGTGCTTCTGCTCTCCAAAAGCAAACTGTGTACCAGCAGCAGCGAACATGCTGGTTTGTAAAAATGCCCTACGACCAATATGAATATGATTAAACATTATCCCGGTGCCTCATAATAACCAATTGAAAATCCCTTGTTAGTACAGTCTTTAACAGTTTTATCTATCCCGTCTTTTTTTAGTTTATCCCCTATATATATACACATTGGAGTGTCCGTACCCTCCCAATTATTCTTATAGAAGTGACACAGTTTTGTGCATTTCCAATGACTCCTGTCGTCTCGCAACGGTTTAGGAGATACATTCGCTTTGATCTCTTCAAATCTATCCTTCAGCATACCCAAGAACTTCTCTTGATCTGATTTATCAAAACACATACTGAACGGGCCGCCATCCTTTATAAAAAAGATGGACATAATCGCCTGTTTGTAGTCTGGATACAGTTTAGATATGGCATAATTATACAATAATAATTGTGCGTCGGTAGTGAGTTTCTTAAAATCTTTTTCTTGACCCGTTGCCCAATCTAATCTGCGCCCTGTTTTCCAGTCGATAACCTCTATTGTATCATCATCTACCTTTGTTACAAGGTCGATTGTTCCTTTTATCGCTAATCTACCCTGAATAACTTCCCCATTTGGCATTTCGTACTCATATTTCGCCCAATCTTCTTCGATGGGAATATCAAAATGGGGTTCTGGGTCAACTATATCCCTGTATCGTGGGTCAAATTGACCGTCATTCCAGTCTAACGCCAACCAAGAAAGCCGTGACACTTCTTTTCTATCGGCAGGAGTCCACTTGTGCTTTGATCCTTTTTTGTAAGAATTAAAACTAAGGTCAACTAAATCTTCTACACATTGTTTTGTCAGTAATTCATCTTTATGAATTCTAACTTCGTCAACGGCATCGTCTTTTACAAGCAGATACTTTTTTCGTGGATTGTCTTGTTGAAACTTTTTGAGTCCCGCAAGAACTTCCATGACTTTATGAACCATAGTTCCAAGGTCTGCCTTCTTTCCACTATCTGACCTATGCCCTAGAACATAAGTCAGAAAATATTGCATCTGGCAGTAGTCATAACCGTTATAACTTGACGATCTAATATAAGTCACTATCATTAAATTTGCTCCAATAGAGATTTGACTTCAGTAATTGTATCCTGAATAGTCATCTCCCTATTGTCTAGCACATGCCAGAAATTAGAATGGTCATAGTTGTCCACATCTAGCGCGGTTTCGCTGTCATGGTCGTCCTCATGAACATTCCTCTCCAATCTCAATACTTTGCCACCTGCTTTTTTGATGGCTTCAACTTCATTAGGAAATCTAACGTCTGCTATAATAGCAAGATCACTACCTTCTTTTGTGATTTTATTTATACAGGCATTTGCCCATACGTTGTTGTGTATCTTTCTCATGATGTCAGTCCCAAAGAACTGCATAAACTCACGCGCAGTCATTTCGCCTTCGCGCCAATCCCAACTTTTCCTTGCGTCTATAGGCATTTTTTTCATCAGTTTCATATTTTGAAACCTTGGCATATCTTCCCATCTGATATGATCTAATACTTGGTTTTTCTGATCGTTAGTTCCATATGCCTGCTCATATGTAAACCCAAATAGATTGATACACATGTCTTTCAAGGAGTCAGCAAAGTTGTATGCTTTTACAAAGGGCCACATGTTATAGTGAGCATACTGAATAAATTCTTCATCTTTGCGTTCAATATCAAATTCGCCCCACCCTTCAGTACCTTTAGCATTTGTAGTTTTAATCAATAATTTACCTAGATCATTTATAGAATAATCCATAATAAAATTTTGTTTTAACAATATATCTCCATGTATGATATTAGAGATAGTTGTTTTACCCGCCTGCTTCTTGCCAGAAATTCCTAGTATCATTAATAAAGTCCTTCCACTTCCGGTAGTATATGTTTTTGAATTTTTTTAACTGATGTGTCACCGACATCTTTTTTAAGCATTGTTGGATATATTAGATTGAACATCCGACTTAGTTCTCTTTGTATTTTCATCCTACCTTCTCTGCCCGCCTGATCGTTGTCTGTTAATACAACTAGATCTGTTACTCCGCTAGTAATCAGTAATGATTTTTGAGCATCCGACAAATCCTTACCAAACAAACCCACACAGTTCTCTACGCCTGCCTCATACATTCTCCATACATCTCCCTGCCCCTCAACTAAAAACAGCGCGTGTTTATCTTTTGCTACAGACATAGCATTGTCATAATTATATAGATAGTCTGTTTTTTTAAACCCCGTAGAGAAAAGATATTTAGGTTGAATAAAATTCTTTACTGCTCTAGCAATATAACCAATCTCTTTATTCTCAAAAGTTACTGGTATTATGGCTCTGTTCCACATCGTAGAAGATTTATCTATACAATCTTTTACTCCAAAATGCTCTAAGGTTTCCGGCAAAAATCCCCGTTTCTCAAAATAAAATGAGTTATTCAGTGTTTCCACATCACGGACATATTCATTATTTGATTTTTTACTCACACTTTTACCAAATATCTTTACTATTTCTTCTAGTTCTGTCTTTTCGACTTTAGGTTCTATAGTTTTATTGTAACCTTTGTTTATGTCATATAGTTGACATATAAATCTAAGAGTGTCAGAGAATGTTGGGTCTTGCCTACAACCGCCGATAAAATTAAAAATGTCTGTACCAAAGTCGTCATGACAATTATGAGTCCAGCACTTCCAAGTTTTACGGTCTAGCGATATAGATAACCCATTAGGGTTGTCGCCTCCGTGAATAGGACACGGCATAAACACGCTACCATTCTTGTTCTCGTATTCAAGACCTAATTCTTCTAGTAGCAAATCAATATTATTGACAATAGTTTCTTTAACTTTGTTCAAATCAAGTTTTTGTTTTGTCGTACTCATACCATAATAGTCCACAATTAGCGAAAGCGTAGGAAAACCAAACGAAGGCGTGAGGATAGTCACGCTGCTTCAAATTACTATACGCTGTTATGATGTAGCATACAGTCGCAATAGACAATGGAATTATACTCATCTTAAATCATTTCTTTCGAGGTGACTTGCGTATTTTAAGAACCTCTCTTCCATGAGGTCGTAATAAATTACATTACCTTCTACTCTTCTTCTAGCATATTTAGATACGGTTGTTAATCCGCTGTCATATACTTTAGTTACTTCAATTATTTCTTGATTCTTTGGAAACGGATATCTTTGTCCATGTTCAGGGCCGCCATTAAATACGCCTTCATATTTATTCATCATTATCCTCATCGAAAGGTAGTTCTGCACCTTCTATTGCATCAGTATCTCCGCATTTCAGAAACTCATCTCTAGTTCTTAATTCTGTTAGTAACGCATGTGCGCCGTCCATTCTAAGATTGATATAGTTTCCATCTTGCATACCGGGTCCATGACGAGACACAATAGGTACTAATTTTCTATTTCCAGCGCGAGGACCGTCCTCTGCTGTTTCTTCTGCTGATTTTTCTTTGAATATAGAGAATGATGTACACAACCAAATCAATCTATCAGATCCGCTTACCGCATCTGTAGATTCTTTAGTGATGCCGTCTCTATTTAACTGCACAAACGCTAGACAAGCAAAGTCATACTTGACTGCTAGATTGTGAAGGTTTGTAATTTGAAATCCAAGTGCTTGGTATTCTTGAATATTGCCAGATATACCAGCAGACGACATTAATTTTAGATAGTCATAGACAACTAGACACTCATTTGTTCTTCCGTTCTCATCTGTGCCGACCTCTTGAATTACCCAACGTTTAATGTGATTGAGTATATTCTCGAATGGCGCTCCTGCTACACTAACATACGTATATGGTATACTTTTAATTTCTTCTTTTGCGTTTTGAACCGCAATGTATTTTTCTTCATCATCTCCAAAACTACCATTTGCAATTTCATTAATTGGTACTCCGCTAAGACTAGATAGAATTCTGTTGAGGTGATCCTCTTTGCTCATTTCGGTATCGAGCATAAGGACTGGAATTCCTCTTCTTGCAACATTAACGGCAACGTTATCGCCAAATACAGACTTGCCCACTTTAGGACGAGCAGATACCAAGTCAACGCACTTGCGTCGAAGACCGCCACCAATAGCGGCATCATACCTGTCAAACCCGCTCGGTATACCGATCTGATCACACTTATTATCCATAAGGAAATCAAGGTACTCATCAATATCTTGACCAATTCTCTCTGGTTTATCTCTTGTGTCATCTTCTCTTAAAAATTCCGTTAGAGGGTTTTCTGCTATTCCGATTATTTCATCAATATCTTCATCGCCATTGATGTCTTCTATATCTCTACCAATCTTATTAGCAATCGCTCTAATCTTCCTAGCGAATTCAAACTTTTTTACCTGTGCAGCAAAATGAATTACATTCTCTTTCTTGACGGGAAAATCCATCAAACTTTTTATGTATTGTAATTCTTGTTTAGTCTGAATTGTTTCGGAAAAACCAAGTTGTTCCGCAGCAGATAGTAGCGTTGGTAAATCTACATGCGCTTCCTTAGTCAATATCTTTTCTATACATTTATAGATCAGTTGGTTGTTTTGACTTGAGAAACTTGTGTGGTCAATAATGTCGCTAATTTCAACGTATGACTCTAGACCGTAAGAGAAGAGACCAGCAAGAACCGCTGTCTCTGCGCCAGAGTCTCCAAGTAATTTACTCACTACCTTCTCCCGCAGCGATTGCAACGGTGGTATTCACCATACATCAGTGATGGATTTTCCATAAAGGTTTTACCGCAAACACTACACTCTACTTCAACCTTGGTTGTCTTACTTCTACTCCTGCTAGTTCTTTTTCTGTTGTTAGACCATTCATCTTCTCCTTCAAGTTGAAATTGTCCATCATCAACCCATTGGTTTTTTCTGGCTTTCACCGGAACTCTCCCTCTTTCTAATTCAGTTTTACTACTTGTAACACGAAAATCCTCGGTCACAGTTGACTGAGGTTTGGAGGAAACCGCTTCCTCTTTTTGTTTTGTTTCTGATAAACTATTCATAAGTTGGTCAAGCAAAACTTGCTTCTGCTCAACAGTAAGATTTTTAAGTAGATCTTTATCTATCATTTCCTTTTGCCTTTTTCAAAAAGTATGTCAGCCTTTCTACGTATATTATACTCTCTAGTCTTGATATTTTCAAGTCTTCCTTGGGCAGTTAACTTCCATTCGTTGATTTTATGTGCTAGGTCATCATTCCTAAGAATTGTTGCGACTTTAGTTTCATGCTTTGCGTATGTATCCCACACACCGCTAGATAACTGTTCAGATATAATACTTTGTAATGAGTTTTCACACCAACGAATTACATTCTCACACTGAGCGCGCTCTGTAGCAACATGATCTACATACTGCATGAGTTGATATGCATATCCAAAACATTCATCTTGCGTTAACTTATCCATGTTTTCTAAGGATAGCGTTTCTGCCATCGCAAATTCTGGATTAAATTTTGTTGGCGTTATGTTTTTACCAGAAATATATCTATCAATACCATCTAAAAATTCTTTGAGTCTTTCAGCGGCTGTCAATTTGATTTCTCCAATCTTCTACGCTATCTGAATATTTAAGAACGATTAACTCTATACCGTTTAATTCACACCAATCTTCCTTTATAAAATCTCTTTTATTAGATTGCAAGAATCCTGCCATTGTTTTGTGGAAGAATTTACAGAATTCGTAGTGCTGTCGCCCATGAACCTCTATGCCTAACATAAGAGTTGGAATAAAGAAGTCTAGGAATAATGCAGACTTCTTACTTGGACATCTTGATCCCGGCAACTTTACTTCTTCTAGAACTGTATAACCACTAAACATGTCGGCAAGAAGTTCTCTTGCTGCTATATGATACTTCGATTTAACAGTCTTGTCATTTCTTTTTACAATATATTTCTTTAAATTTATATTATACTCGCGACCATTTAGACCTACGACTTTCATAGTACACTTTTAATTTCATCATACAGGAAACTTTGAATCTCTTCATTTTCTTCAATGAATCTACTTAGGTTTGACATACCTTGAAACTTAAAGAATTTTTCTCTAGCTTCTGGTTCATCTGCGACCTCGTTCTTCTTTAGAAGTTGTAGGATTCTTTTATCCTCTGACGCAACTGCGCTTATGATTGTGTACCAAGCACCTGCCTGCTTGATGAATGTAAGTTCGTTTGCTATCTCGCATAACTCTCTCGTTTCATCAATACCAATGCCGTATTTAATATATGATACTGCGGTTGAATTTGGTTTACCACCAGCGGCAGAAGTCTTTACAACCCAGTTGGCAACCTGACCTACATCGTGACCCGCTTCATCGGTTTCTTCCCACTTACCCCTGTGCGTGATAACCATATTGGTTCCCGCTTGATATTGAAGCATATTACCCGCATCGGCCATCTTTGCTGGAGACCAGCGTGAACCACCAGTATTTGCAATATTGTGAGTAATGAAGATTAGAATTGCTCTGGTTCTAGCAACGTCATTGCTAATACGTTTAAAGAACATAGAAAGAAGTCTCGGTAGTTGCGCTCTCACGCCACCACGAACGTCTCCGTCAAGTTCATCTTGCGGAACCATATTAGATACAGAGTCAATGATTGCTACAAAGTCTGGCGTATTCTTGACGTATGTTTCAATAGCATTAAGAAATGTTTCGGCGGACACTACAGGTTGATTGTCTGTCGCTTGCACAATTTTAATTTTATCTGAATCAAGACCCTTGATACCCGTAAAGTTTTCTTTTGTTAGCCTACCTTCGGTGTTGAAGTAGAACACGTTTTTACCTGCTGCTTGCGCCTTCGCAGCGAAATACAAAGAGGTTGTAGTTTTCCCAGTTTTAGGATCACCAGTCATAACAACAACGCTACCCTCTCGTAACCCTCCACCAAGTGCCAAGTCTAGTGCTGGAGATATACCAATTGTATTAAAGGTTTGTAAGTCTTTTAATACTTTTGTTCCTTGTTCTACAATGTCTCCATACTTTGCGATGATTTGATTACTTACAATATCATCACTGAACTTAGCTGCCGCTTTCTTTTTTGCCATTTAATCCTCTCAATTTATTTAATCCAGATTTCTTACCGTAAGATTTCTTTCTGCTTTCCGGTTTATCTTTTACATCTAGTTCCTGTGTGTTATTAGATTGTTCTTCTATAATCTTTAATTGCTTTTTAATCTCAGGGACAACTCTTTGGTTTTTCAAAGAGAAAACTTTAGATAAAGCAGGCGAATTAATTGCTTTGACAACAGCTAACTCGCCATACTTTTTTATTAAAGAATTAGCAGTAAATAATTGTTGTTTAAATGTCCAGTCCCAAGGTTTCTTGTTCCAAAATTTGTATGTCAAGTTGCCTTCATTTTTATGCTCTGCTAAACGTAAACACATCATTTCTGCTAAATATGAAGCACAGGTGCAGTGATCGCCTGTGCTTTTATGTTTGTACTTACTCTTTTCAGTTCTTTTTCGTTTTGTCATAAATGATTGCTTCTGTGAAACATTCGCTAATTTCATCTTCATATTCTTTATCAATAATTAGTTCTGGCGTTAAGAACATTTGTTTAAAAACTTTTGATCCCTTAACGAGACCTACTGTGTAATAGTGCTGGTTAGCACCACTACTTAAAGATCCCTTAATTGATCTTACGATATAGATTCCACCTACACCATCGGTATTTAATTCTACTTGATGTGACTTAAATTGTAAGTACAATTCTTCAAAAAATAGTTTATTAGTTTCGCAATAGTTTTTTAAATCTCTCCAACCTGAGTGGTCGTCATAGTTTACTTCTTCTCCATTAGTTAGTTTTGCTCTAATCCATATTGCATCTTTATTTTTTTTGTAGAGTGGAATCCATTTCTTATCGTCCATTATTTAATTCCTGTCGTACAGCTAGGTCTTTTTCTTTCTGGACTGGTAAAATTACTTCTTAGATCATCAGAAATCATAGAGGCAGTTTCTGTCATAATTGTAGACCCCTTGTAACTATGAATTTGATCTGATAGACGTGTTTTATTTTGTTGTACTTTAGGGGTGCATTTATTAGCATAAGCTTTCACTACGCTTTTTGCTCTATCTAGATCTAAAGATAGTTCTTCCAGTTCTTTTTCAAGATTATTCTCAATATAGAATTTTTCAATTTTACTTAGTGGTCCTCGCTTAGTCATTTATAAATCTCCTGTTTGCTCTGGTTAAGTAAATAGAATTATTTGTTTGCAAATATATCATATAAAAATCAAATGTATCTTTAGACACTCTTTTAAGTTTTGTTTCTAGGTATCTTTCTCTGTTTGCGTTTATCCCAATGGGATCATAAATTTGATTATTGTAAGTCGCTATTAGATAGGATGTGCCGTTCTTAGATCTTAATACCTTTGCGTATGTTTTAGTTTTACTATTTGTGAAACTTTTACCGTTCTTATCGAAATTAATCTCTTCTGTTTGTTCTGTTTGTTCTTTAGCAAAATTATCAATATAGTCCATATTATCCCTCTCTTATGTATTTTACTTTTTGAGTCTCTGACATTTTATTTATTTCTTTCATAGATTTTGCGCCGTACTCATGATGCCAAGGTTTTTTTGCAGCGGGTTGAGATTCGCGTTTCATCGCTTCCATCTCATTGATCTTGTTTTTATTCAACCTTGTATTCTTGTCAGCAACACTTCCTATGGTATTGCTTCCCGCCATGAAACCGTGGAGTCCGCCAGTAACTACTCTAAACAACCCCTCCTCGTTACAAAGAGGGCAAGTCGTTAGTTCTGGGTCTGTGACCTTTTGAAACACGTCACCGACTTCTGCTCCACAGTCTCTACATTCATAATCGTAAACAGGCATTAGTTCTCCAATGCGTTGAGTATTCTTCCTAATATTCCATTACGTTGAATATCACTATATCCTAATCTACAAACACCAACACCTTCTAGTTCGCCAATCTTGTCGATTATATCTTCAAGTCCACTCTTATTGTTAAGGTCAGTTTGACGAATATCGCCGTTGATGATTACTTTACTTCCTTGCCCCATACGTGTTATAAACATTTTAATTTGTTCCCACGTACAGTTTTGCGCTTCGTCTAATATCATATATGAATTATGAAATGTTGACCCACGCATAACTTCAAGGGGCGCATACCTAATCTTCCCCTCATTATAATAGTGTCCATAGTACGCTCTACCAAGAAAAAACTTGAAATTTTCTTGCATTGGTAGGAGATAGGGCGCTATCTTTTCCAGAAGTTCTCCGGGTAGCGACCCTATCTCCTTACCGGTGCATACCAGCGGACGGGTTACAATGACCTGTTCTATGTCTCCGCGATGAAGATGCTCTGCGGCAATACCAGAAGCTATAAATGATTTACCACAACCAGATGGACCGGTGCAAAATACGACATCGTTTTCAATAATCTGACGTATATACTCCTTTTGGTTAGTTGTTTTTGCTTCTACAGCTTTAACTTTTTGTGGTGAATTCTCTACTTCTTTTCTGGTTCTTCTTTTAGACATATGTTGTACCTTATATTAGTGTTAATTACCAGAACTACCAAATCCCCCCTGTCCTCTTTGGGTATCGTCTAAATCATCCACCTCTACTAATTCAAAACCCTTTACTTTTTGAAATAATATTTGCGCAATCCTGTCGCCTCTTTTAACTTGATAGTGGTCGGTTACTCTTGAGTTATAAAGTATTACTCCCACATCACCCCTGTAGCCAGCATCAATAACGCCAGCAAACACATCCAGTCCATTCTTGTAAGCGAGGCCAGAACGCGGCCAGATAAGACCAACATATCCGGCGGGAATCGCCATAGAAATGCCGGTCTTGATTAGTTTATGATTAACAGCGGGGATTTCTACATCTTCTAGAGCATAGAGATCATAGCCCGCATCTGTTTTATTTGCCCTTGTTGGAATGATCGCTTCAGGATCTAGTTTCTTAACTCTTAATTCAGGGCCGGTATAAGGTTTCATACCCATTGGTAGAGAAGTTACTACTGGTTCGTGTCTACAGCAAGAATTTTGCCACACTGGGAACGGCGGCATTTTTTTGTTTGTACTATCTTCCATTTTATTCCTTACATATCACACTTGCCGCCAGCACAGGCGACTTGTTGAACAGGGTTTACGTTATTAGTTTCTTCGATAACATTTGTAAAATCTACATCTTGGTATTCTCTATTAAGATCCACCCACTCTTTCCAGTTGTACACATCCTTCATACAATATGTCAACTGTTTTAGGTCTCCTGCGAAGTATTTTTCAGCAAATCTTTCACATCGTTCTTTCCACTCTTTCTTTCCGTTGCCTTTAATCTTTTCGCCAAACCCAAGTAGACTATCACATGCCGCCCAGAGGTTGTCCTCCCACAGAGTAAGTGCGACTTCGATAAGTCCGCTCACAAAGATAGAGGCATCGCCGTAGTGTGCGACCTGTTCGCTTGGCAGATAAACCGTAGTGAATGGTGCTTGTGGAAAATCTTTATCGCCAGAGATAGGAAGCAATGAAATACCACAAAAGTATTTTCTATTCTTATAAATATATTTCTCTACTTCGTCCCATTCATCTGGTTTAACATTAATTGTATTACTTACATTATGATTTAACCAAGGTTGAGTACATAGCTCTGGGTTTGTACCATTGAGAACCCAACTTTGCTGT